GTTTGTCATTAACGTAAGGTGCGACAAAAGGATAATCAAAAGCACCAACACCACCTTCAGCAAACTGTGCGCCGCTGCCACCGTAAGGAGTACCAGACGTTTCACCACGACCACCGCTAATGCCAGGGCCGTAAGATCCACCGCCTGAGCCAGCACAACCATCATAGTAGTTTGTAGTTGTGTCGCTTGCGCGGGAGAAACCACCGCCACCGCCAATACCAGCACCACCTGGGTGAGGACTACTGTAGCCGCCGCCACCGCCGTCGCCTCCTTTGAAGCCGTTTCCAAACATAGAGCCAGCAGAACCGCCGCCTCCAGCTGGATAATCTTCATTAGTAAAACCGTGGGCGTTTTGAGAACCGTAGCCACCTCGGCCACCAGCACTAGAGATAATAGTAGAGCTATCAATACCAGAACCAGAAGGAACTGCAGCAGAAGCTCCAGAACCAGCATAAGTGGAGTAGTAACCGCCACCTTGGCCAGAGTTAGCTGAGATGCTTACACCAGTACCAGTGACTTGAGTTGTACCACCGTTTCCACCGTAAACAATACCGGTATTACTCAGATAGTGTGCACCATAACCACCTTTACCAGGAGTAACAGCAAGAACAGTACCAGCAGTTACAGTATATTCAGCAGAGGTAAATCCGCCACCGCCACCGCCGTGACCAGAGTAGTAGTTACTGTTGTAGTTACCACCACCACCACCACCGCCAACGCAAGTAATGCGAACTCGTGTAACGTTATCAGGTACCGTCCAGTTTACAGAACCAGGAGATGCGGCGACACGCCTAGATTCTAGAGGAGAATCAGATTCTCCAAGAGGACGGCGTTGGTGATCAGTTGTGTCATAACCAAGACCAGATTGAATACCGCTTGCACCGTATGCATACCAATCTTGCCAGTGAGTAAACTCACGGTTATTAACAATACCTGCACCCTGTTCTTGTTGAGGAGCAGCAGTACCCCATGATGGCACATAAGCCATGTCGTGTACGTTAATGACCAAGTTGTTAGTCATTGCGCTGTTACGGTTACCGATGTAAACCACGTCAGGTGTGGTTTCATTAGGAGTAAACGTAATAGTTTGAGTACTACCAGTAGTCCACACAACACCACTGTTAGTAGTGCTAGTAAACGCAGAGTTACCTTCTGCTGCAGTTACGGAGTCGTTTGCAGTAGAGTGTCCGCCAGCAGTAGTGTAAAGGTCATAGTTTTGACCATTAGACAGGTTGCTAGAGAAGGTAATAGTGTAAGACTTGCCACGAGTAACATCAATAGTACCGTTACCAGTGTTGCTACCTTGTGGATTAGTAGTATCAACCACAGTAATGGTACCAAGCATACCAGCGTGTGAAGTACACTCATAGTAGTAAGTACCAGCAGCAACACCAGTCGTTACCCAAGTAACATTACCAGTAGTACCTGCATTAGTAAGAGTACCAGTTGTTACTTGAGCTCCACCAGCAGCAACACGAATGTCTAGCGGGTGAGCACCCATTGAATTATTAAAGACAAGAGTGTCTCCAATGTTTACAGTAATATTAGGGTCATGTTTTTTGGTAATCGCACCGTTACGATCAGAGCCAGTAATAATATAACTACCAGCTGCATAGCCGCTACCAGAACGTTGTGCGGTAACAGTCTGAGTATAGGTTGCCGCAGCAATACTGCCAGGTGTATTAAGGGACTTACCGTAAGTTCCGTCTTCTTCGTAGCTAAACGCCAAACTTGAGTAAGTCTGTCGTGGTTGCTCTTGAACAGTCAGACCTTTGTTAACAGTCGGGTTAATAACAAGTTCGCTAGTAGCGTTCTCATTATTACGGAACTCCATAGCACCGATGTTGTTCATCACATTCCCAGCAGGAGCTGCTTGGAATAGACTCCATGGAGCAGAGCCAGGGGTTTGGTTGGTCGAATCGTTTGCACCACTCAAAATATAGAGGTTTGAGTTGTGACGAACAATGTCGTAACGATAATAGGTACTTGCACCAGCCCAGTCTCCATCTTCCCTGAAGTGGACACCAGCTGCCATTAAATCCCAGTTAGTGAGATTAGCAGAAGGAGCAGAAGCACTAGCAGTGTGTGTAACCCTGCAAACAAAAGAATGGTTGTCGTAAAAGACAACATCATCTACTTCGTAATCGGTAGAGGCTGACCAGTCACCCTGCCAATTAAATTTAAGTTTTCCGAGATCAATAAATGCCATTAGTCGTGTAGTTGTATGTAAACGTGTCCAGAAGGTTGATACGAGAATTTAGGTTTACCAATGTTTGTTCCAGAAGTGTAGAGCAAACCATTAGTACCAAAGAAGCAAGTACCCTTGTCTTTGTAGTTGTAATTGTCAGGATCATACACTGTTGCATTTTCAACAGACGTATTAAGGCTGTAATCAACTCTTAATACAGTTCTGCCGTTTGCAACATGGCGCTTGACTCCATAAAATACAGGGTCAACAGCGAAAGCAGCCGCAGTGTTTGCATAGTTTTCAGCTGAATCACGTGCGGCTTCGGCAGAAGATCTATAACTGTTAGCAGCGTCTCTTGCTGATTCAGCAGCAGTTTTAGCAACTACAGCGTCATCTTTTGCCGTCGAAGCTGTTTGCTGGTGACCGTCTGCAGTACTTGCTGACGCAGCAGCAGCAGAAACAGAGTTTGCTAATTGTGTATCGTTATAGTTCTGGGATGCATCAACATATGCTTTAGTTGCTGCAGCATTGGACGGGGTTGCAGATGTCGTTGGAGGTACAATAACAGTACCAGTAAACGTCACACCCTGTGAACCCACAGAACGTTCATTTAGTTCTTGACCTTGATACAGCACCTGAAGCTGGTTGTTGTTCAAGTCTTCAGCACGAATGGCTGATCCAGGTGCAAATGTAATGGTCGGCTCGTCAACTTGGGTTTCGCGACGCACAATGTACGTCTCTCCTTCCGCAAAGTTGCCGGCTATAATTTCAATGGATTGCCTAGTTTTAAATTGCCACTGGGCATCCGGTACGGGTGTGTTAGTGTCTGTACGGTAGACTTTAATGTCATTTTCGTCAAGCCACGCAAATGAGAAAGGAATCTCATAATTAACCGCAAGGTTAGTGCCGACGTTAATGACTTCTGTAGTTGAATACTGTAGTGTCATAATTACTTATTCTTTAAAAGTGGTAATTTACCTTGAAGTTGTCGTGCCTTATTAACATCAAAGTCGATACGAGTCTGACGAATTGCATCACGATCAGCCATCAAGTTTTCGGCACGTTGCTTGGCAACAGCAAGCACACGGTCAATTTCATTGTATAAACCATCGTATAGTGTTACATCAACTTCTTCAGATGTGAAACCAGTACGCATTTGACCATTACGTGGATCAATCACAAACGGTTTACCACGTAAATCTTGGACTTTTTTAATCCAATCTCGGTCCTTATATTTGCGCATAATACGGTTAAGTTCACGGTTAAAATAACCATCTTCACCCATAAGGCTGGCTACTTCACTTCGCTGCTCTTTAGTATACTCATGGCCTTTGGAGGACCTAAGCCAAGATGGTGTAGAATCGTATTCAATGTCAACCAAAAATTGCTTTTCTGGTGACAAACCAGGACTAATCTGTAGAGGACTTACAAAGTTGTAAAGACGCTCAAACATGCTTAAGTCACCACCAACCAACTCGCCATCAATCCAGCTGTATTTAGCTGGCAACGTACCAGATTTATCAAGCACATCGAGGTAGCGGTTACGGTTTTTAATACCATCCATCAGGTCGTTGTTCATCTCTCGGTCACCCTCAGACAACAACTTACCAAATGCATTACGCAGACCAGCCAGTGGGAATAGAGCGTTGAGGTTTTGAGCACCAAAGCGTGCCAAATCTTCAGGTCTACCACCAAGGATCTTAAAGAACGGTTCAACACCAGCCATCGCTGTACGATCAGTCAAAGACGATGCAAGTACAAACGTAGCCTTTTGAAGCATCTGCTCGGTTTCCGCTAAACCAAGTTGATCGAAGTTATCAGAAATATTGGTAACCAAAGCAATGTGGTCAGCAACAGGACCAAGGCCCTCGTAGCTATACCAGTTACCATCAATAGGTGACTGACAGCTGCGCCGTGCCCACTTCATCTTATCCCGTACACGTTGTACAGCTGGGTTCATATGACCATCACCGTGGCAAGAATCTGCCAAGACCAGGTTAACAATACCTGCCGTAATAGCGGTAGATACAGCAACACGTCCAGCCATTTCAGCTTGCAACGCACGGAATTTAGTTCCCATGTTTTCATCAATAACCATTCCACGCTTTTCAAAGATTTGGCGGATTTCATCCTCTGAATGCTTATATCCAGGGAATCCGACAATCTCGTGGTAGTCACCAACAAAAGCGGAAAGTGGTGAGTGATTCCAACCAGCACCCAACACGTTAATACCAGTACGGTTAAACATGAAGAATGGCTTCATTGCTGGAATATAGTTAATCAATGCCGTCATAGCATCAACAACAGGGTGATCCAGACTCATAGATACTTCACGAGCGCTAAACTCAACCTCAGGATCTAAGATAAATCCTGCGTCATTTTGCATCTCTTTAAAATAATTATCTCGAGCCTTCTTTAAAGTTTCAGGTCGCATATCACCGAACTTAATACCTTCATCATAGGCACGAGTTCTAGCGATACCGTTAGCAATTACAGCACGTCCAAAGCCGTCAAGAGCTCCAAGGGCATTTGTACCCCAGCGAGCAACAGGGTGATTCTGAAGATCACGCATATCCCTCATCATATTGACGAAGTAGCGTACACCAAAATTACCTTGTTCTTCAGAAGCTTTAGCTGTCTCTTCCATTAACTCCATGCGTTGAGCGTCTAAGAGATAATGGTTTTCACGCATTACATAAGGAACAGCGTCAGGGTTTTGAACCGACTTATTCCAAACCAAAGCCATGTGTCGGAATCCTTCCTGCATGGTTTCAGAGAATGCTCGGTAAGTATACCAACCACGTTTAACTGTATCCCAGTCACCTCTCAGCATACCACCAGCCATTACGTTGGCAGGCTTTTGCAGCAGCATAGCAGTGTTAGACAGTGCAGCAATAGCAGGTGTACGGGGAGCTGATAGCAGAGAGTTATAGACATTAGCCATAACACCGTTGTTAATCATAGACTGAACCTTAGGATCAGCGTTGAAAATTAACTTACGGAATACTGACATACTTCCTTTCATGTATTCGTTAAAGCGATACATGCTGTGAACATCACCATCTGTCAGCTCATTAGCCAACATGAAGGGACGCAGGAACTCTGGATTTTCTTTAGCCAGTTCACGCAGCTCATTGAAATACTGTTTGTTCTTTTGAGCAGCAGTTAGAATAGCACCTTCAGCTTTAAGACCCAAGGACTCAGCCTCTTTAATCATAGCTTCTGAAGCTGCCTTAGGATTCTTCCATTTCTTCCAACCCTTCCACATACGATTAAACACGTTAACAAAGTTAAGTGCAGAACCACGTAGGTAGCTAGCAACTTGCTTTTCGTGAGTCAACAGCTCCATACGATCAATGATCATACGTTGAGCGTTTTCAATAGTTTCTGGGGAATCGAAGATACGTGCACCTTCCGCAATGTCAGCAATCTGACCAGCAGTGGATGTCTGTAGAAGGGCGCTTGCCTTCATAGCATCCAAATTAAAGAATTCATCATTCCAGTAACGCAAAGCTTTAGTGACAGCAGCTAAACCGACATCATCTAGGTTCTCAACATTACGGGTAATCTGTTTGTAATCTTTCAGGAGTTCCTTAAGGAAAGGACCATCAGCAATGGGATCAGTGAGATACTCAGCCAGTTCAGTACTAGCTTTATCAATGTCCTTCCACTTCGTCTTGCCAAGATCATAATGACCGGCTTCCGATAGCGTTTCTTTAACATTGTTGAGTAGGGTGCGGCGGGTGAGATTTTCAACATTGATACCAGTACGTAAAGCAGTTTCGCTAATCATGTTGCGAAGTCTACCGTGAACGGTACCCTCGTTTTTAACAATACGTGCTTGGTCAGCAGCAGCTCCAGCAGCTCCGAGATCGTCTACTGTAAGTGCAGCTTCTTCATGCATATTGAATGCTTCACGATGAGTACCCAACATGGGCTCATCCAGACTTGGTTGTACAGTGCGGCTATAGGCAGCCATCTCATCCAAATCGTCGGCACGCAGCAGCATGGCTCGCTCATAGCTTTCACGAGCGATCTCTGCGGCGTCTAGCAGGTCATCCCCGGACTGCGAAGCTTCCATCATACCCATTGCCTCAAGCTCCAACGTTTCACGCGTTGCAGCCTCGTCTAGGCGCTTCTGAAAGGCTTCACCCTGGGCATCCTTTCCAATAAACTGCAGCGCTTCATCTTTACGCTTGAGAGCGTGGAAGAATTTAGCAGCAGCTGGTAGGAATTCAGCAACGGCATTGAAGGTCATCCCCTCTAGCACGTTCTTCTTTTGTCTAATATCAGCACTATCTGACGGTAAAGTTTCCAGGTGTTCTGGAATCATAAACTTAAACCGTTCAGGTAGTTGAGACTTAAGCCATGTAGCAAAGGTATCGTCTTCTTGGTTAACTTTGTGAATGTTATCTACAGCTCCACCGGCACCAAATGTGATACCTAAAAGTGCAAATTTCTCAAACAACTTGTCAGCACCAAGGCGAGACAAATACTTAGCAGGTACATTTCCTCTACCAGCAGCACGTAGCATAGCGCTTTGTGCTCCCATACCGCCAACCTGAGTAAGACCACCTAACCAAATAGAAGGTAGGATAAGACCACTTAAGTTTCGGATAGCTTGGAAAGCTTCGTTTTCAAACTCTGGTGGCTTAGGAATGTCAATCGAACCTTTAGATAGAGCATATAAAGCATCAATACCAAAGTCAACTGGACCAAGAGGTACTGCTGCAGCACCTTCCGCTTCGCCCATGATAACGGCGTCTTGCTCTTCACTGAACCCAACAGACCTGACACCTGCAAATGCAGCTGGGTCAATTTCAGGTTTCTCTCCTCCAAAACGATCCTCCTTAGATTCTACTTGTTCTACTTGGGGAGCAGGAGGAAGTTCTGGTTGTTCTTCAGGTAACTCAGGTGTTACCGGGTTTATAATCGATTGCTGTTCCGCATTCGACATTTCTAAATTTAGTTCTTCCATCATAGTAGTTCTCCTCCTTTAGCTTCAATAGCAGCTCGTACAGCATCTTCACCGAATTTCCGAATCATTAACTGTACAGCAGCAAGGAATTTCTCTTGATCGTAAGCCTCGGGAGTTTGGAAGAATGATTCTAATGCCATTGGTGCGTCCGGTTGTCCTAGCCATTCAGCCATTGAACCTTCTGGACCACCAGCAGCTCCATCTATTGTAGCTTGATCTGTTCCATCA